CCTCTTGCTTGAGCACTGCTGCAAGCTGTGGGTCTTGTTCTGATACTAGCATTTGTTGTGTTATATTGCCCGTTTTCCATGGGTTAGGTTGACCTCCACCTGCGTTAGCAATTGGACTTGGTTTTGCTCCCATGCCAGCAGCAGAACTTGGTTTAAAATGATGTTCCCAACCACTACCAGGATTTTTAAGACTTGTAAGATAATTTGTTAAATCTTGTTCAACCCCACCGTTAAGAACAACGACCTTACCTTCAGCATTTTTTTGTAACTTACCTTGTAACAAAGCCAAAGTTTGTTCAGCATTTATAGCACCTAAATTACTAATAGCTGCCAATGCTGTTGTTTTTGTAGAAGCTAACTCATTTGAAGTTTTTAAATCTTCTAATTGCTGAGATAAAGTCATTATCTGTTGCTCTTTTTCTTGGGCTGTTTTATTAGCCTCTTCCCAAAGAGTTTTCCATTGACCTTGATCTTCTAATTCCTGTTTACGTTGTTGATCTTTTTGTTTGTAAACATCATCAAGTTTACTTTTGATACCTTTAAATTTTTCTTGTGCTTCAGCAGCTTCTTTACGAGCAGCAGCTACCTGTGCTTCATATTCTGCCTTGATAGTGTCAAGATTTGGTGGTTGTGGTTGAGTTGGTTGTGAAGCAGTTTCAGCCACGGGCTGTTCAGCAGGATTCACAGAATCAGGCTGAATGACTTGTTCTTCGATTGCCATGAATTATTCAGTAAGTGGGCTAGTAGTTTTCTTTTTTGCAACTTTTTTCTTAGTTGCTTTTGGTTTTGTAGTAACAGGAGCTTCGGGACCATTACCCATCTTTTCAGATGCTGTAGGTTCTACAAGTTCCCATTTATAAGTTCCATCAGGTTGAAGAACTTTATCTAGGGATTTAGCCATAATTAAGTATGTACTTGTTTTTTAGTTTACCAAACTATTCAGATTTGGCTTCGTTAGCTGAAGGTAGCACTTCTCCTTGAACCAAAATGTCTCTAAATTCTTCTCTATCTATTACTTGTTGATCAAATAATGATGTTAATGCTGTTATATCTTGACCAATTAATCTTTCAATATCAAAATCTCTACTAATTTTTACCTCTGGTGGTTCAATACCTACATATTCAGCAGAAAAATTAAAACATTTTTGCAGTTTTTGTTCTAATTCCATCGATACCATAGCAAGCATAGAGTTTGTATCAACACGATCTAATCTTCTAGCGTCAGCAGATTCAGCTACAAATTTTTGCTGACTAAGTGTACTAATACCAAGAGTAGCCATTTGCATCTGTAACTCCTTAATTTCAGCAGATTGAGCATCAAATGCACTACTTGCAGGTTCTACATAATAAATTTTATTACCAGGTTGAGTTGCCATCGCATAATTTACAGATATAGCTAAATCTTTTGTTTGATCATCATATCCTTCCATTACTAGCATTGGTTGGGATGCAACGTGCAAACTATGAATTAAATCAGCTTGTCTTTGAAAATGTGCAAGATTTAAATATGCAATATCAAGTAAAGGTGGTTTACTTACTAAATTTTCTGTTTTACCAGAATAAATAGTAACTAAAGGTATTTCTCCAAGAGAAAAACTACCTGATTCAACCAATTTGTATTCTTGATCTGTGGTGCTAGTACTAAATTCACCCATGTAAGAATTATCATCAACATCATACATTGCATCAATTTCATCTTTTTTACGAAATACTCTATAACTACCAGGTTCTATAACTCGTACTTGGTCAAAGACTTTTTCTCCAAAGTCTCCATCAGGTAACACAGCTTTTTCTGCGATTCTTGCCTGTATAAGATTTCCATAATTAGATTCTCTATCTAATCTCCAACCTAAAAGGTTTGTAGGATCAACTTCAATCCAGTATGGTCTACGGTTTTGTGATCTTTCTTCTGCAAGACTTAATGCACCAGAAGGTGCTGGATAATCTACAAGAATATGACTCTGACCATAACTAAGAGAACACATCAATATTCTTCTTGCGTATTCATCTAAATCAGATCCACAACCATCAACATCCATCTTAAAAGTTTCTGTCCAATATGGATCACCTGTTAAAGTTATTGGTTTTCTTAATACAAGACCAGTAGCTGCTCTTATCAATCTCTGTGTAAAAGGACTAAATACAGCACGATTTACTCTTGCCATATATGCTGTGTAATCTTCTCTTGGTTCTAATGGTAAAAATGCTTCACTGTTTTCTCTAAGATATTCTGTACCTTCAGTAACAGCTTTCATTATTTCCCACCCTTTCATCATATCTAAAACTGCTCTAGTTCTAGTAAAAGGACTATCTATATCTCCAATATTTGTAGAGGTCTGTACTTTTGTTCTGTAATCACCAGGAATTGAATAAGTCATTTAACACCTCCATCGTTTTAATGCTAACGCTTTTCTTGTAGGTCGCCCTTTTTTATCTTTTAATGGACCTGGCATACCTTTCATACGAGCACAAAAACTTTTTCTTCTTGCTGCTCTTTTGCCTGTAGGATTCTTTTCAGTTACAGGTGCTTGTAAATTACTACCAGTAGCACGATTGTATTTCGCACGACCTTTTGCAGTAAGTCCTCCTTTTTTAGACTTTTCGCCTCGACCTACAGATAAACTTACACCTTTACGTTTAGCCATTATCTACCTACCTTTGCTTGTGCCTTTTTATGGGCTTGTGTAAAACTATCTCCTGCTCTCATTCGCCTTTTCATAAACTCCATATGCTTTGCACTATGGTGTTCAGAGTGCTTAGATAATAAAGTTTTTTGGCGAGGAGTAAGTTTCACTTCTTTTTCTTTTTTTTCTTAGAACGTAGCTTTTTAAAATCAGCAGACGTAATTTTATCTCTAGGAGGAGCAACCCTAGCTAATTTACGTTGTTTACCTGAGTAAGAACCTTTAGGCATTATGCAGCGTTGGTAATAGCACCAGAAGTAATAAAGCTAACGCTTACTGTCTCTAAATCACCTGTTGTAGCAGTTAAAGTTGTTCCTGTAACAATTCCAGAGAAACTTACTTTTTTAGCACCAGTTGTATCTAAAAATAATTCAAATTGTGCATCACCAGCATCTTCTGTAGTTAAAACATCTGCTAGTAAGTTTGCAGTTTCATTACCACTAGCTGCTGTATATAAAAAATCAATAGTACCAGATCCAGAAATTAATCCACCAACAAATGATCTTGATGTTGCTCCATGAGCAGTTACATCTAATGTGTCTTTTGTTGTATCTAATGACCAACCAGTGGTAGATACGATTGCTTCAGTAGTTCCAGATCCGTTTTTAAATTTTACAGAGCCTTCTTCACCACGAAAAAATGCCATGATCCAAAGAGAAAAAAGAGTATTTATAGATAGTTTAACTTGTAGTTGACTTTTTTACAGTACCTTTCTTGTTATTTCTCATATATTGTTCACATCTGTTATCCCAAAGTGCAGGATTACGTTTACCTTTTACTTTTTCAATAACATCGAGCATTTCATCAGTGATTTTAGTCATTTTTTCTTTTTGGTAGTTTTTTTACGTCTATGTTGATACTTTATCTTAGCACTACCAGTTTTTTCACGCTTAAATCGTGCTTTTTCACTAGCTGTCATTTCTCCTACTGTTTTAGGTGTTTTACTTGATACACGTTTTTTAGGTCTACAAGCTGGATACCCTCGTTTTTCACCCTTTGATCGGCCACAGGGTTTACCAGTTTTTACATCAACCCAGTTTTCTTTAAACCAACGGGTAAGACCACCACTACTTCTTGCCACGTTTACTCTCCGTGCGATAAGTTCCACCACGTTTTTTATACTCTCGTACAAGCCACGCATTGGCATAAGCAGAAGGATAAACCTTGAATTTGCGTTTAGCCTCTGCTTTTACCCTAGAGTATAACGCTTTATTTACAGGAACATTCGCCACGTTTTTTACCTCCCTTCTT